ATGGGTTCTTCATCCGCGCACCTTTATGACACCGCTATGGCCTAAATTATTTTTTATCCGTTCAGCGCGTTGCTCTCTTACCCACTCGGCGCGGTATTTATCGCGTAAGGTAATCAAGTCAGCAATCGGCGTTCGTGATAACGCCCTACCTTGTATTGAATACGACTCCTGGTCTTTACTTGCCCTACCCTCAATCACACTTTCGATAGCATCTAATACTTTCTTGACGTGGTTGCGTGGGTCGGTTGTAGCGGCATCTCTATTGGCCTTTATTTCCCAAGTACCACTATCAACAGTAACGCGCTCGGAGTCACTCGTTCGGGTAATGTAGGCTTGCCAGTGATAGACACCGGCGGTGTAGGCGGTTGTTGTTGATTGACCAACTTCAATAATGTAGTCTGATCCAGATTCAGATGCAGTTATTTCAATTTCAGTTGAACCAGAGTCCTCAAGACGTGCTGAATATTTAAGAGAGTAAGATGCAGGCGCATAATCCGTACCCAGATCAGTACGTTTCCAAGCGGCGCGATCGCCGGCAATTATTTGTGTTGGTTCAGTTTCGGGATAGTTAGTAGAATCAAATAGGTTTGCCATTGAAAATCCCAAGAATGATGGACTCTAATGTAGTAACCAGATTTAGAATTGTCAATACGATTTTTTAAAAAAAATTAATACCTAGCAACAAAACCAGTGTTTGTCTTTTTGCGACGAGGCTTTTGAGCGGTTTTCTTTTTTACTTTGTGCGTTTTTCCTCCAGTTTTCGCCGGTTTTTTAACCTTTTCAGCCGCTATTTGCGCGTTATTTTCGAATAAATCTTTGGTTATTGGCTGTACTATTTCATCAAGGCGTGACCAATCACGCTCTGAAAATTTGTTCATGCCCAAGTGATATGCGGCGGCCAGTGCATAAACTGTGCAATCCAGCACCTCATTACGCTTATGTGACGGCTTTACCCACTCTTGAATCGGGTGTCCTTTGTGATAGCGCGTGATTAATTTCTCCGCGGTGATCTGCGCGTAGAACTCATCCGGCAAATCTTTAGAAAAATGCACTGATCCTGCCGCGCCACTCTCAATTCCAAAGCGACCGTATAGAACTCCTTTAGCGGTATCAGTACCGACCGGCCATAACTGCACGCCGCCTTTTATGGTCTTGCCGCGCATTGATATATCTTGATTGGTTGGTCTGCCGATCACCGGACGGTTACGTGTTGATTGACCTTTAATAGCAATGACATGGCGGTGCTTTCTAGTCCTGGAATAATCATATACCTTTTGCGTATGGTGGCCGCCTGTATCTATTGCCACTGCACTGATATTAACAATTGAGCCGCTAGTGTGTTGCAGTTCCTTTTCCAAATATTCATCAAGCTCTGCCCATAAATCATCACCAGCAGGATCGCCAAAAAAAACTTGATAGTCAATTACCCATGACTCCTCACCTTTACCATACGCCCATATAACCGCCTCAAGGCGGTTGTCCTGCACGTCCACGCCGCAAGTTACAAGTAATGCTCCCATTGGTAAAACTCTAAGTGAATAATCCTCGGCAGATTTTTGTAAATCGTGCATATCAATTCTATTTGCCTCTTCATCCCAGCACTCGCCAAGCGCTGTGTTGATAAATGTTTTCAACAAGTGTGGGTCTGCCTGCGCCTCTAAAAATTTTTGCACCATTGATGCCCATGACTCCCAAGGCGAATAAAGAGAAGATATGTGGTATGAGCGGCGTTTATCTCTGTAGTTGTTTTCCGGTGCTTGTGCTACCCACTGACCGGCGGCGAGCATCTCTGTTTTAGAGCTTTCATCAATCACACCGGCGCAATGCGGACAGGCATAGTATGCGGTTTCCGGTAAGTGCTGGTTGTTATCATCCTTATCCCATTTGATGTTTGGAAAAATCAACTCGTCCATTGTTTTACAATGCGGACATGGCACATGATATTTGCGCTGGTCGGCTTTTAAATATTCACGCTCAACCCTGCTTACATCTTTGACCGTTGGTGTTGAACCAATTAATACTTTACGTCTTGCAAATGTTTTAGTACGGTTGACTGCCAGCTCAATAGGGTCACCCTCATTGTCGACATCGTATGGGTAAGCATCAACCTCGTCCAGCAGTAAATATCTAACCGGAACACTCCGCAAATCAGCGGCAGAATTTGCACCGGCGATAAACATAACACCGCCATCGAATGCTTTAGATGTAGTGGTGTTGCCGCTATCTCTAGCGCGCGGATCGGCAACTAGGCCTTTAAGCACCGGCATGTCCGCAATCATGGTAGCGAGGCGTTGTTTGCTGTAGCGTTTGGCAAGGTTTTGTGTTGGTTGCACCATCATCACAGGTGCTGGTGCGCGATGAACAATGTAGCCGATCATATTAGTGAGTGCCTCGGTAAAACCGAGTTGTGCGCCTTTCATTATGGTTACGAACTCACAACGGTTAGACGGTGAAAAAGCATCCATGATTTCTTTTAAATAAGGTGTGCGGCTGGTACGCCACTTACCAGATTCGGCAGCATAGGTTTGATTGAGTATGCGATACTCGTCTGCCCACTCAGACATGGGTTCGACTGGATCTGGTTTTAATCCAGCGAGTATGGCCTCAACTGCTAATTGCTCGCCATCAACTTGGGTTGTTGGAATCTCGTTCATTAATCACCACAAAAACAAGGGATGGTTTCATCATCAGAAAGATCCTTAAATATATTTGTTTGCTCTAATGCTATTGTTTGCATAATCTTATAACTTGGTGCGTCTTTACGAAAGAAAGCAGCTTTACCTATAGCAATAGTTAATGATGTTTCTTGCTGAATCCACCAATCTGCCAACTCCGGCCTTTCTCTTATAATGCTTTGTTTTTTACCTGTTCCTTTTAAAAAACATAAATCACAATTGCCCCAATCAGTAACGCCATTATTATTTGGCAGGTTTAAATCAAAATCGTTATTACTCCAAAATCTTCCAACATCTTTAGCAGTTACTCCATCTAGAAAAAGAGGCAAATATGTTTCTTGACCACTTTCAATTTTGCCATTTAACTTAACTGCTCTTCTTTGCTCATCCCCTCGTATTCCAATGAATGAAGTAAAGGGTGTTTCAAAACCACAGACATTAACTATATATTCATAAATCGCTCTAATTTTAAGATCAGAAGTACAAAATCTCGCGACTGGGTTTGGAGCGTATCTTTTAGCTTTTATAAGAGATGCAAAAGGCTCACCATTTCTACTGGCAGATTTATAATTAACTATTTTTGTTTCGTAAACATACTTGTTTTTCTCATCTTCTCTTGCCCTCCTTGCAAACCTTTCTAGCCAAACAATATCGACTCCCCACTTTTGTCCACAGTCACGAACAAAGTCTAAAGTCTGTGGCATTTCCTTTCCTGTATTAGCAAATGTTATTTTGGCAAACTCTGGTAAATCACCATCATGTGCCTCAAGCACCTTATGTAGCATATAAGCAGAAGTGCGACCTCCGGAAAAACTGATACAGGTCGGCTCATTGATATAGTAAGGTGAGTTCTTATTCAATATTGACGTCCTGTTGATCACTTACCTCCGGCAATAATTCTGCCCACGCCTTATCCATATCCCCCAACACCTGCATAATTTCACCATCAATCAACTCGTGTATATCATGCTGATCGCTCATACCAGCAATCGGCATTGATATACGGTCGGATATGGTTTGCACTGAATTTCTTACCGAACGTGCGGCGCTAAAAATAGTACGCCTTACATCATCAGTTCGGACAAGATCGCCGCGCATTTCTGCATCAGTCATTTCAGCAATGTTGGCCTGCGCTGAAACAAGGCGCGTTTTTTCAGTGTGTTGGTCAGTATTAGCAACGCCGCCAAAAGCGCGCTCGCGTAAAAATTTAACATAGCCCTGCACCGACTTCACTAGATCGTACTCACCGCGAGGGTGTTTGGGTATCACACCATCAGTCACCAACTGCTGACAACGCCTTTCAGAGAGCATCAGTAATTTTGATATGGTTTCTAGTGAATAGGTTTGTTCAGCCATAAATTCAATCTGCATAAGTGAAACGCAATGCCTCTGTTAAGCCTGTAACTAATAAAAAAGAAGTTAAAACTAAAAAGGTAATTGAAGAAGCGGAAGCGTAAAACTCCAGC